GATTTTCCTCAAAAACATCTTCCAAACCAAGAATAGAAATAAGACGTTCGTATGCGTTGTTATGAATGACTTCTGTATTAGCCATAACGTATCCCAAGTCTTGTAATGATGGGTGTGGGAGATTCTCACCAAGCTTTGCCCAAAAAGATTTTACAGCAATTTCAATCTGTCCGATTGCAGATAATGTTCGTATAACTATTTCTCTTTCTTGATCTGTTAAACTGACTTTAAATTGTTGAACATCAGACTTAAAGGAAAATTCTTTATCAGTCCAAAACCCATTGTGCATAGATTCGATGAACTTTTCTGTCCATGGATAATTGTTTGGTTTGCGTGATATTTGTTCTTCGAAAATCATAGTAGTATAATTATCCCAGAATAACTTTATGATGTCAATACTTTTTCCATATATTATTTCCCGATCTATCATCAAAGTACACAGAGACTTTCATTGATTTTTGGTATAAAAAATAAAAAATTTCACAAAAAAAATCCAAAAGCTGAAGAGTTTTACAGCATAAATCCCCCATATAATAAAAACAAATTGAACTAATATAATAGAAAAGTTTCATTTCTTGAATACTTAGCACAAAAATATAGATTGACAATAAAAAAATAATTGTTATCCTCTTTTTGTGCAAGAAATTAATATTAAAATTTATCCTGTTGATAATGAACATTTTGAATATTTAGAACGCCCATACCCCGCGATATCTAAAAATCCAGAATGGTTAAAACAATTCTCATCATATTATACAAAAGAAAAACAATTAGATTCTTTTAATATGCCAACGGCAACAATTAAAAATTGTATGCCTGTTAGAGATTTGATTGGGTGTGGATATCACATACCACTGCCATGTGATGTTTGGGTAGAAAAAATTAAAAATGAACATAACGAAGAAATAACAAATTTTAGATGGGCATTAGGTAATATAAGACTAGTCGAACCTCATATGTCTGAACAGTCTAATGGGATTCCTGTTTCTGATGAATATGTAAAAGTTCCGTTTAAGTGGAATAATTTCTGGATTATAGAAACACCAAAAAATTGGTCTTGTTTATTTTTACATCCTTCTTATTATGATCTTCCATTTACAAGCTTAGGAGCTATAGTAGATACAGATAAATTTCCATTATCCGTTAATTTTCCGTTTTTTATAAAAAAGAATTTTACTGGTTTAATAGAAAAGGGAACACCTATGATTCAGGTTATACCATTTAAAAGAGAGAATTTTAATATTAAATTTCATAAATATAATAATAGCTTGCTTTATAGATGGTATAAAGCAAGCTCTTCATTTTTCAATATTTATAAAAACAATTTCAGAAACAAGAAAACATTTAATGTATCAAAGTGTCCATTTCATTGATTTTTTAATTCGTTTCTGTATATTTTTTGAGCTATAATTTTTAAAAAATTAGCTACTTGTAATGTTGTGAGATGATTTACAAGTCTTTTTTCGGCATATAAAACTTTCGTTTCAGACCATTCTGGGTATATATAATGTATACATTCATGCAACATGGTCGGTATGATATCTTTTCTGTAATCAAACTCAAGAAAATCTTCATAACATAATCCGACTGTTCCTCTCATTTTTCTAAAGGAGAAAAAACTTGGTCCTTTCTCCTTTATCAAAGATAAACATTTATCGTGGATGGTATTTAATTGTCTTTTTGTAAGTCTCACATTTTTCTCCATATCCACACAGGTTCAACAAATATACCAACCTTGTTTGATTTGCTATTTGTTCTTTTTGCCATTCTGTAATTTATATTTTCTACTTTAATAGAATTTTCTAAAGTTGATATAAAATTATTCATAGGATCGCAAATTTTGTTTATTGTGTGGTTACAATAAACATCACTTATATTTATTGCTAGATGACCACCAGTTCTTAATTTATTCCAAGATCCTTCTATTGTTGGGAATAAAAATTTATTCAACCACATATCTAATTTTTTATATCTCTGCCATGATTGTGTTGAATCCTTTGAATATCTTTCAATTATAAAATACGGTGGACTAGTAAAAATTAAATCAAACGTTTGATTTAAATCATTAACAGCATCCTCCGCTGGTTTCATTATCATGTTTATTTCTTTATTTGAATTAAACAGTTCTATCTGTTTTTCGTAAGAGCTATATAATTTACTATTGGGATCTATTCCTGTATAACTTTTTATACAATCACAAGACATTGCGGCTGAAAGTCTATCTCCCCAACCAGAACTAAAATCTAAAACGTTTTCAGAACTAAAATGTTCATATAACGTTTTTGCTGCTGAAGGTCTAAATTGACTAGCAATATATTTTCTCATTGCGATACATGTTCTTAATGTTTCTGAGTTTATTTCTTTCAATTTTAATGACCATACACCATTCAACAGGGTGAAGAAAAACTTTTTATCATTCCATGTTCTATATGGAGATGGTGAATTTATCGAATCACAATTATAACGAAGTTCTTGATGGAAATAATTTGATGATTTGTTTCCGATATTACATGAATCTATATATTTTGGTCCTATATCCCAATTATATTCGTATCTGGAGAATGTTTCACCTTCTTTTATAAGTTTCTTGGTATCTAATTTTTTAAGTTCATCGAACTCAGATATGGCATCATGCAGTTCTATATCTTTTAAAATGTTTAAATTTCTGGTCTTTTCCCATATATCTTCTTTAACAATGTCACATGGTTTAGGATTTTCTGAAATGATTTTTGACCATTCGGTTTGTGTATAAATAGTAAACATTTTTATATTGCCTTTTTAGCAAATACATATTACTATCCCAAAATGCTAAAAGCAATAAAAACTTTTGATGATTTCATTTTTCTCAACGAATCTTTTAAGGATATACGATTTGTTGAGAAAGATCATAAATATAAAATTAATGGAGAATTATCCAAGTCATCAGTGACAACACTGTTAAAAAAATATACAGTAGAATTTGATTCAGAAAAAATAGCCAAAAACGTTTCCTTTAAAAATGGTAAAAATGTAAAAGAAATACTTAAAGAATGGGACTTTAAGAGGAATTATTCGTGTTTTAAGGGAACAGAATTTCATAAATATGTTGAAAATTTTTTAAACAGAAAATTTGTTTCATTAGATGATATTGGATTTAAAAATCTTTTAATTTCTGAGGGTATAGATAATTTCGATGAACAAAAAAATGCATATAAGGAAATAATGAAAAATATGGTTCTCAATTTTTTAAATTTTTACACATGGTATTCTGAAAATTATTATTTTTTAAAATCAGAATTTGTAGTTGGTGACATAGAAAGCAAAATATGCGGAACAATAGATAATTTATCTATGAATAAACAAACAAAAAATTTATCTATATTAGACTATAAAACAAATCAAACAATTAAAAAGAAAGGATTTAAAGGACAAAAAATGTTAATGGAAATGTCCCATTTAGATGATTGTGAATTTACTAAATATTCCTTACAATTGCATATGTATAAACACATAATAGAAAAAAACACATCATTTAAAGTTGATGATCTTCGTATAGTTTGGTTTCCAGAAAAAGACAAATACGAGATTATAAACCCTCTACATCTAGAAAAGGAAGCAGAGTTTATTTTACAAAAAGAAGTATTATTTCTGTAAAATGTATAAATAGATGGTAAATATTAATACAAACCAATAAAATTATGATAGATCCATTAACACAAAAATACTTAGAAGTTCTTACTGAAGGAAAGAATAATACTGGAACAGTTAAAGGCGAAAAAAACAAGCCTGGTAAATCCTTTGAAGGAACCGAAAAACTTAACAAAGATAAAAATAAAAACACAAAAAATGTTAAAGTTACAAAACCAACAGAGGATAAAAGAAATTCTACATCATTAAAAGACGGTCAAATGAAGAAATGTACGGGATTAAATGATTCATATAATTCTTTTGAAGATCTTTATAATAGAGTTTTAAAGGAAGAAGATTCCTTTGGATGGTCAATCGATCAAGAAGAAGATGAAAATGAAGGCGAAATGGAAAATTCTTCTGATGAAATGGAAAACAATTTTGATATGGGTGAAATAGATGATGAATCTGAAACAGGTGAAACAGAAGAAACAGAAGAAGTCACATTAACACTAGATAAAGACACTGCCCAAAAATTAATAGACATGCTTCAATCTGCATTAGGAACTGAAACAGAAGAAGAAAACGAAGAAGAAGAGGGTGAAGAGGGTGAAGATGAAGAAGAGGGTGAAGATGAATTATTTGGTTCTTCTTCAGAAGAAGATGAAGAAGAAGATGAAGATGATGAAGAATTGAAGGAAGAGGTAGATTCTGAGATATTGGGTCATTCATTAGTAGATCAAGAAAAGCTTTTAAAGGGTATGAATAAACCTAGTAATGGTGTTGTTAGAGGTGCTCTTTCTGCAAAGAAAAAGAAAGCACAAGTTCCTTTAACCGGAAAGGGTTATAAGGGAGAATTGACTGCTCATGGCGATAAAGGCAAGGTTCTTCAAGGCAAGAACAATAAAGTACCCGCTGTAAATGCAGGGAATAAGAACTTTTTTGATAATAAATAAAAAGTAATAAATTAAATTAAATTAAAAAACTCCACAGTAAAATGTGGAGTTTTTTTATAAATACATATATGATTTCTAGCTTTAAAAATTTTTATAACAAAAAAGAAAATGTTTTAAAACCTACAAAAACATCTAGAAAGCACACACAATCATTAAATAGAAATACAGTTGATCGTAAAGCTTTGTATTTTGTTCCGCATTCAGATCGTATAAAAAGATCACATCCTATTATTACAAGATTCGAAGCAAATGCAAATTTAAAGGGTGTTCCTATTGATATTAAAATAGCAGAACAATTAGCAAAAATATTTAATAGAAATATTTCTAAAGAAAGTGGAGATTTTACTAAGTCACTAGGAAGAACTGATTTATTTTTAATAAAAAGAGGACAAATATACTCTGTAATAAGAAAAAAATAAAATATGGAAAATGTAAGATTTTTAAACAAAAAAATAAATCTGAACGAACGTTCCAATTTTGATAATTGGAATAAAGAACAGATACATATGTATGGTCAAGAAATAAAATTCTTTTCAAATCTTACGAGTCTTTCTTCGGTAGACTCTCTATATGGTGAAGACACCGTTAGTGGTTTTGGTGAAGGAAAAGAGCTTATTGTATTATTGAATTTAAACAATGACAGTTATCTTCTTTCTAAGTTTGGTATAGTTGCCGACAGTGATTTAAATGGTGTAATACACCCTAAAATGTATGAAGAAATTTTTGGTTCTGGTTCAGAACCAAAAGCTGGTGACGTAGTAGAATTATCAGAATTTGGTTCTGATAGGATACATTTCCCAAAAAGGGGTGCAACGGTTTATGAATTGACAGAAGTTATTGATGAATTTCAAATAAACCCATTGGGTGGTCATTATTTGTGGTTCTTTAAAGCTAAGAGGTATGAATACAGTCACGAAACAGGAGGACCTGGTGCTGGTGTTGGTAATACCGCTAGAAATGATAACGACATCTTAGAACAAGCAGCACTAGATAACTTCTCATACGACGAGAATCCTTGCTCCAATACAAGTGTTTATGGTGACTATTAAATTTTATAAGATTCTTTGCTTATAAAATTGTTATTTATGATATTAGATTTTAAATCATCTTCTAATAATTTTTTTTGAATATGGTCTTCCACGCTTGATATATATTTTTTAATTTTTACCGGACTTAATTTTAATTTATTAAATTCTTTCTTTCTGGAAAGAGCCTCATCAGCAATCATATTTATTGCCTCGTATAAAGCAATCCACCTTGCTAAATAAACGACATCTTCTTTCTTAGAAGAAAAGTTTATAAACAATTTTTTGTTTGTAGTATTATTTGTTTTCATTTACTAAAAGTGAGTTTATCGGCAATGATTCAGTTATTCTTGCTACTATAAATTGGATTATTACAGAATTTTCTTTGTTACACGAAGAACAAGTAAAATTAGTTTTTTCGTTTTGGTCTGGAATAAACGTCATAATGTTTTTATGAGAACAATACGAACAATCCAAAATAGTTGAAAGATTTTCCAATTTAGAAAGCTCCAATTGTTTGGTTTTTTCTTTAAAAGTTCCAACTATGATTATAGAGGCTATATAATATACAATATATAATATTAAAAATGATATTATAAATGCGTATATAAAACTTCCTTGATATAAGGAGTTTGTTAACCCAAACAAAGAAGACAATATTATATTTAATAACAGAGGTTTAATTATTCTTTTCATATTTCTATAAAAACAATACACTATTCTTTTGAAGAATACAAGAAAAAAATTAATTAATTTTAGATATATCTATTATTTTAGAACCTAACAACTTAATGTGCTGCATCATAATTGTTATGTCTTTCAAATACTTTTTAAGAAGATTTTTTTGTTTTTTTGATAATGCTTTGTTATTAACAATTGCTTTATTAATTTTTTGCCCTATTGTATAAAGATACACATAACTGTCAGCAAAATCATCTACAACAGTCTCTAATGGCCATGGCAAAGTTCCTTTTATTGGTGGTGATGGGAGTTTAGTTCCACCATCTTGGACGTTTTGTTGATATGAAAAACTATAGTCAGATTTATTCAAAGGAATAAAATCTTTTCTTGCAGGTGTTTCATATGCTGAATATGTTCTAATATTAGCAGAATCACCTATCATTTCTTCTATGATTTCATTTATTTTCATACATTCCCAACTTTTACTAATTGGTTACATCTACTGCATATCCATTTAATTTGTTGTACTCCCTGATTTGAGGAACACTGTTTCCCATGAACATGTGAACCACAATATATACATGTTACTGGTCTATTGATAACTTTATTGTAGTCTACGTTTTGTTGTTGATTGTTCATTATACTATTTACCTATTTATTTCACCTTTTCAATTCTTCTTGCTTTACGGTTAATTCTTTAAATTTATGTGTTATAAATTTACAAAGCTCAGATCTGACAATATCTGCTTCTGTTAATTCTATACAGATGATTCCTTGATCCTTTGATTCTTCGTTATTAAATAAGTCGTATACTTTACTAAACCCAGATTTTCCGTATGGTAAATCACTTTGTTCTGGATCTCCGCATAAAAATACCTTCGAGAATTCACCAATTCTACTCATGATGGTTTGTAATTCTTTTGTTGAAAAGTTTTGAACTTCATCTGCACAAACAAATTTAGCAGAAAAATGTAATCCTCTTGCAAAGTTAATAGGGCAAATTGTTAGTCTATTATCTTTTTGCAGTCTGTCTATGTTTGGTTTACTTAAAAGTTCCGAAAATTTATCATGAAATGGTGTTAAATAAACATTAAATTTTTCCATTATATCACCAGGTAAAAACCCTAATTTTGAATCAGATGATTCAACTGCGGATCTTACTAAAACTAAATCAGAAACTCTTCTTTTATTTAAAAGTGTCAATCCGCAATACATGGATAATATAGTTTTGCTGGTTCCAGCTGGACCCTTTAATAATAAAACCTTTGTTTTTTTATCTAAAAAAGTATTTATAATTTCTTTTTGTTTTTCTGTCCATGGTAATTCTTTTATTGATAAATCAAAATTTATTTTTTCTCTCTGGAAAACATAAGGAGAATTATCTGTTACTTTTTCTTGTTCATGAACAAATTCTGTAGAATTGTCCCTGTCCTTTTTGGGTTTTTTAGAACTCATTAAAATTTAATTATTTACCAATTTTTACAACTTAAAAATTTAGCCGTACCTGGTTTTGCGGTCGAGCACTTATGTCTTGCGCGGAAACTTTTTTTTCTTTTTGTATTTCCACTTTTTCCAGTAACTTTAACCCCCTTTTGTCCAAAGTGTACTCTTTTATATCCTTTACCATTTGGATTTTTAACGCACTGCATCCACTTTTTTCCCTTTGAAGTGGATGATGCTTTCTTTGTTGGACCTGTACATTTTGATTCTTCTAAGATAGAGGAAACCAAATTATCAAAATTCTCTGGTAACATATAAGATATTTACACTGGTTTTAAAGTTTTCTTTAAATTATTTAATGAATTGGTTAAAGAGTTGTTTGGAATATTAGATACAACATTGCTTTTAACTGGATTTTCTTGCGTAGTTTGTTGATTAGATGTTTCTTTTGTTTTATCTTCTATGTCTTTATTTTGCTGTAAATTTTGTGTTTGATTTTGTAATTCGTTATTATTTAGTATTTTTTCCAAATCTTCTGAATTTAAATCATTCGGATTTATTCCGAATTTATCTCCTAAATATTTCGATAAATTGGAAATGATAGGATTCTGTTGCGTTGGATTTTGGTATTCATTTAGGAGACGAGTATATAATTGATTGTAGGTTTTCATGTTTATATTTACAGTTTTTTTTGTTTTTTTATAAATTTGTACATTTAAAAGATAAATAATTTCATAACATATGGCAACACAAATTATACAATCACCTAGAAGAATATCATCACCAGGTGTCCAGATCACAGAAACAGATTTAACAAGAAGAGGATCGGCAGTTGGACAAATAAGACCAGCCGCTATGGTTACTGGGTTTGCTTCTCAAGGACCAACTGATCAATTAATAAAAGTAACAAGCATGGCACAATTTAATACTATTTTTGGTTTACCAGAAACAGCAGCTGAAAGATATCTATCTCATACTGTAGAGCAAACAGTTGTTACTGGGTCTGATGTATATGTTTCTAGATTACCATATGGCAAAAGTGGTGGAGAAGACGACTCTCAAAATTATTACAGTGCATTGTTATTTCCAATTTTACCTCATGGAAAAACATTAAGAGAATCTGAGTCTTTTTATATTTTAAAACCAACAGCTATCTTATTAAGTGAAGCCGATTATCAAACTAAAATAAAAGAAGGAAATATAAAATGGGATTTTTCATTTGAAAATTCTGTTAATAAAGTCAATGGAGGTAAAATTCTAACATTAAACAAAAATATAGCATCGTCTATATTTTTAGATATTGTTAATGAATTGAGAGTGACTGATGTAGACGTTGTAAACCAACATTTACCATATCCAGCTTATACAGGTCCACTTGTATTAGCAAATGAGTATTCTATGACAAGACCATTA